TTACGATTCCTACTGTTGCTTTTGTCTTTGTATCTGCCATGATGTTTTCCTCCTAAAATTTGAATTTTGATAATAAAAGAGAGGGTGCTACTTACACCCTCTCAAACTGTGAGACATTATGTGTCAGAGGCTTAGTCAATGCCAAGTAAGCTCTGTAAATCAGGCGGCTGGTTTACTGCGAAATTCCATGCACGCTTTACGACATCTCCTGTCGTGATGTTCTGTAAATCAACCTGACCTGACGGAACGCATTCACTGTAAACCATACGCTGTTCAGAACCGTTTCTGCCTGTAAGAGTACCCTGAAAAGTCCAATACGGCATTGTCTGATTCTTCATAGCTTCTACAAGCTCCTGAATGAAAGCGTCGTCCTCAACTACAATCTGGGACATTGTGAGTGCTACCTTAAAGGTGTTCGCTGTTTCAAGTTCCTGTGCGTTTCCTAAGACTGCGTATGAGGCGTTGTTGAAGTTTACATTTGATGTAAAGGATTCAACGCTTGCCAGCATTACGCCGTCTGCGTTGTAGAAAGCACCGTCTTTACCGGTTCTGGCGTGTCGTGCGTCCCCGGCTGCTCTTGTGTTAATCATGCTACGCTACCTCCTTATGCGTTAGTGCTGAACTGGAATTTGTATGTGAGATAGATATGCTCCATACTATCCTTGTCAATAACTGAAATCTCGAACCATGCACTATCTCCGTCTGCTGTGTAAACAGAGCTTTCAGCTACGGTGCATGATGTGAGCTTGCCCTCGGAAACCATAGAATTTCCGACAGCCTGTAACTGGCTGATAACGGTTGCTCTGCCGTTCTTGTCGTTGTCGACTTTTCCGACAAGGTTATCAGATGTCACATTCATTCTACGGATAAGCTCGTATCTGGTCTTTGTTCTACGGATTTTCTTCCAGCCGTCGTCCTGATTATCTGCTGGAGTGATTAAGGTATTGATTGCGTTGTCAATCCAAACCTGCTTCTGGCTGTTGTATGTGAGTACAAGGCAGCCTTTCTTCTCTGCGTCGATAATCTGGGAATTTGTAAGTTTTTCCAGAATCTCCGTAAAGCCATTGATGACCGTATGTGTCAATGAGGAATTGGAAGCACAAGCTCCGATAAGACCGGCAAATCTTGCCGCTGTCTGGTAGCCGTCAATCTCCGTTCCCTGCTCGCTGATATGAGCATTTAATACATAGTGCATATTGCAGTCGTTGAAAGCCGCTGCGTGTGCCTTTCTGGTATCAAGCTCTACGGTGTACTTTTCAGCTACAACCGCCATAGCAAGAATACCGGCATTGAACACTCTGTTCATAAAGGACTGTAAGAGGATATGCACCGCTGTTTCCTCTGTGTCTACGCAAATGGTGTTAAAGTCGAATGCCTCAACCTCTGCAAATGCGTTTGAGTAGTCCTCCGTTGTTACGGCTGGGTCTGTACCGGCTGTGAAAAGGCTCTGTGACACATTGAGCATTTTCACTGTGTCCTTTCCGGTCTTAATTTCTGCCTTGAACTTCTTGGAAGCAGAAAGAGCAGCTACAAGTGCAGCCGCTTCTCCGTCGCCAGCGGCAAACTCGACTTTCTCAAACTCCGTTGTACCAGAGAAAATAATGCACTCTTTGAGGGTGCTGTCTGATAACTTCTCTCTGATTGTAGCTGTGAATGCCTTTTTGCCCGGATAAAGAGCAGTGATTGTAACTGCCGCCTCTCCGTCGCTGTCGTTCAATGTGATTGCGGCAGGTGTACCACCATTACCTACTCTGCAAGCAATGATTGTCTTTGCGCCGCCGTTGATAGCTTCCTGCATAGCGTCTGTTGTGCCGCCAGTTCCGAAAGTATCTGCATATCCGTCCTCTGCGTTAAGTTCCACCGCCTGATTAAGCGGTCCAAAATCAGACTTGAAGATTACCGCTGTAACGCCGCTGATAATACTTGCGGCTGCATTGTTTCCGGTCTTCTGGATGTTGAAATATGCACCCGGTCTGACTTTTGTTTCTCCAACAATGTAAGTTTCAGCCATTGTTATTTGACCTCCTTTTTCATAAATGCTTCTACGATTTCCTTTGTCTTGGAAACCGTACACTCTTTGATACCAGCGACTTTAAGTGCAGCCGCCACGCACTCTGCTCTAACGCCGAAAAGATTACCGGCGTTCTCTGCAAGCTCCTCCGCTGTGTAAACGGATTCTGCCTGAACAGGTGCAGCCTTTGTTGTGACCTTTTCTGCCTCTGTTGCCTCGGCAGGGGTGGTCTTTTCCTTTGCTGTTGCCATGACCTGTACCTCCTAACTGTAATTGATAGATGTATTATTCAGACTGTACGGCTTTGCTTTGTATCGCAGTAGTCCGTATCTGCCTGTGATAAAAACCTGACCGTCTTTGAGATAGTCAGATTTGTTATCTATCTGTAACCGCCTGATGAACATAGGCGACTTGTCAAGCAGAATTACCTCTCCAGCAAGTGACAGCTTCTGTGCGATAGCCATAGCCATTTTCCGGCGGACTACTCCGTCAGGGCATAAAATATGGACGGCTAATCTACCGTCCATCCACGCTACCGTATTTGTCTGTTCTGCAAGGTCAGAAGTAAGTAACCTGCAATAAATAACCGGAACTTCTTTCGACGCTTCGGTAATGTCGTTCATCTTGTCATATCCAACCACTATACTGTCCGGGTACATCTCCTTGATGAATCGGTTTGTACCTATCACTGGGTCTGGGTCCGTCGTCTCCTGATTCGGGTATTCCAGAATATCAAACCTGATGTCTACACCGACTATCAGGCTGTTTTTTGGCTCCTCAATGTCGAAAGCGTCTGTCCTCGCCCACGCAAACGCATATAGCGGTCCGTCTGTTGGTTGTAGCAGTACATCTTTCAGGCACTTTCTCACGAATGGTTCAATCATTTCCGGCATAATCTCGTCTATGTCTTGTGTGTTCTGACACAATAGCGTAACGGATAATGTACCGGCACTGCTTCTTTCTTCGTTTGCCTGTAAATCATAATTGTAAATCAGGCGTGGGTACTGCTTTTTGTTCTCCCACCCTGACATATTATCCTCTGGAGCTTCCTGGCTGAATACTGCCGGTCTGCCAGAGAATCTTGCAAGCAGCTTTATAAGCTCCTCTGATTCTGTGAACCGTTTATAAATTAGTTCCTCCAGTATCATTGTTACCTCCGTTTCCGGTATCTGTATTGCTTGTCAGTTCTGGATAAACATGGATTTCTGTCATATCGGCTGAATATCTGATTTCCCAGTCCCCAGCCTCTACTTCATTTGCCCTGATGAAAAAATGGTTTGTCACATTGCCGATTCCGGGGTGGTACTGAACCACAACCTCTTTATCCGTAACCGCTGTGACAAATCCTCCGATTCCCTCATTCCATGACCTGTTTTTTGCAAACACAAGATAACCTGCTTTGATTTCAGAGGTATCGAATACCGTTTCCGGCTTTTCTGTAATCAGCATATCCTACCTCCTGTTATGAGTAGTCCTCATTCAAAATCTTATCAATCTCCGGCTGTGCTTTTTCCTTAATGCGGTCTACATAAGGTCTTGCCGCCATTTTGCCGGTTCCGTTCTCCAGATAACCTGCATACGGCGTGTTGCTCTCAATGTAGGAAGTAACCACAACTCCCTTACCGGAGCCAGCCTGTGTTTCCACTCCTCCAGTCCAATTAAGCCTTAAAGCACCGGTTCGCCTTGCTGGTGGCTCTCCCGGTGCTGACGCTGTATATCTTCTCTTGGAGTTTGGCTTGCGGTACTTCCTGCCGCTTCGTTTTCCTTTCAGGACTTCAAGCTCTGCATTTCTAAGAGCATTTTTAACCCTCGTACCTCTTGACTTTACCTGCTGATTGATTTTCGTTACGGTCTTGTTTACCGCCTCTTTTACCGCTTCCGGTGCTGCTGTTGGTGTCATTGTAAATCACGCCTTTCCTCTGCGTAATACAGCGTCGAGAACCCAAGCCCTCCAACTTCGTCCACATCACAGATGTAAAAGCTCCTCTCCCCTAATATCAGGCGGTCAGTCCGCTTCGCTTTGGGTGGTCCGCTTTGTACGATTGTGTGCGTCACGATATGGTCTTGTATGCTGTGATTCTCAATATCCTTGTCTGTGGCATTGGCAAGACACCCTTTCAGCGTCTTTGTTCCGTTGCCGGAGTGTTTGTTTACCACTCTGCCGGTACTGCTTACCTGCTGGCTGTTATCCTCAATGATAAACTCCTTGAACAGGTTGCCCGGTCTTGCATACATGAATCTTGCGTTAATCATCAGCCTTTCGCCCTCTCATTCTGTTGCATACCAGTGTAGAAATAAGGCGGTTTATTTGTGGCTCCTCCGGCAAATGGAGGAACCGAGCAGCTTTCCTGCTGGATTTCCTTTTTCAAAGCCAGATAATCTTCTTTCCACATAACCGCTCTGTCGTGCAGGTTAAGTGTCAATGGACCTGTCTTTGTGTCAACCTCATAAGAGAATCTGCGGTACAGACTTTCCAGCAACATGAGTTTTGCTTTCTTCCATGATTTCGGGTAACTGTCAATGGCAACCTGAATTTCTTCATCAGTGAGTGCCGCTGTATCAGAATTGCCCTCTACCATAGTGTCGCCAAGCTCAAACCTCATGCGGCTTACGGTCTTGTCCTTGATTTCTGCCGGATTGTAAGTGTAATTTCCATTTGCCATGTTACGCACCGCCTTTACTCTGTCTTGGTGTCGTTATCACTACCCTTTGTGGCTTCGCCATTGCCGTTTGGAGCGTTTTTACCGTCGTCTGCGGAACTTAATATGTCTGCACGCTCTTTAGCCGCATTTTGGATAGTTTTTCTGGTATCTACCGCATGGACCAGAATGAGAACATTGTCACTCTCAACTTTGCCGATTGCTGTGATACCCTCGTTGGCTGTCATCTGGAGCAGTGAGAATACCGCCTGAACTTCCTCTGGTGTTACCTCCAGAGTAATATCCCCATTTTCCCCCTTGACAGGAATTGAAATTGTGGATAATTCAGAACCGGAAACAACCGGCTGTGAATTAACAACCGGTGTTCCGTCATTCTCTGCTACTTCGCTAATCATGCCAACCGCTTTAAGTGTTCTTACCCTGTTTGGAAGAATCACTCCGTCTGGAATAACATCTCCCGGCTTATATGCCGTACCGGAGATATTCAATCCTTTTCTGCATAAATAGCTCATAGTTTACCTCCTTACACGCACTTAGACATATA